GTCTGGCACCGCTCAGGTTCAGAACCTCAGCAACGGGGTACGGGACGTTCAGTACCGGATGTCGACTCGCATCGACGATGGCTTCGTCCCGATCTTCGAGCAGGGATCTGACCTCTGCTGGGATGCGGCGAAGCAGCGGATCGTTTCTGATTACGTCTTCGTCGTCCCGGCCAACGACACCGTAACCAAGGACATCAACTGGGGCTGTACGATCCGTCGAGCCGACCAGATCGCGGACATCAACGCAGACGGCGTCATCAACGCTCAGGATCAGGGGCTTCTGCTGGCGGATTTCGGCAGTGACCAGACGCGATCCGATCTGAATTATGACGGCGTGGTCGACGGGAAGGATCTGGGGATCTTGTTCGGGCAGTGGTCAGATACGTACGAGCCTGGAGACGACTGATGGAACCTTCGATTCTTCCTATACTTGAGAACAACCTGACTCCGCTGATCGTCTGGGTGCTTGTTTACTACACGATGGTGAAGGGCCTCCGGCGAGACCTTCAGGACATCAGGGACAAGATGGAAAAGTAAGACAAGGAAGGACCACATGCCAAAGCCACAAGTTTCAACATCCAAACTCGTTGCAATCAAGAACCTGAAGGCGCACGAGAGAAACTACCGGAAGCATCCGGAAGACCAACTCGAACACATCAAGGCAAGCATTGAAGAGCACGGGTTTTATCGAAACGTAGTGGCTACGAAGTCTGGCGTGATTCTGGCAGGCCACGGAGTAGTCGAAGCAAGCAAAGCACTGATGCTGGACAGCGTGCCGACCATTCAGTTGGACATTGATCCGGACAGCCCGCAGGCTCTTCGCATTCTCACGGGCGACAACTACCTGTCGCACTTCGCTGAGGACGACGACCGAATGCTCACCGAACTGCTGAAGGAAGTGCTGGACAGCGACGAAGGTCTGCTCGGTACTGGGTTCGACGAGATGATGCTCGCAAACCTCGCGATGGTGACCAGAAGCGAAGGCGAACTCGCCGACAGCGATGCAGCGGCAGAGTGGGTCGGCATGCCTGAATTCGAGAAGAAGGTTTCGCCGCCGCAACTCGTTATCGCTTTCGAGTCTGACGAGGAGCGTGCTGAGGTGATTGCCGAGTTGGGCTGGATGGTGATTGCCAAGAACAGAAGCACTTGGTCGATGAACTGGGGCCAGCGGATGAAGGACGACATCGGTTCAGTCCAGTTTGATGACGACGGCGAGGAGATTCCGGTTGATTCTGAATGATCCGATTCTGATCGCATCCGCACCGAGGTCCGGCAGTTCAATGACTGCTGGCATTCTCGATACTGCAGGCGTGTTCACGGGCATTACGAAAAGAGGAGACGAGTACAATCGGAAGGGTTACTACGAGAACCTGATCATCGACGAAGTGCTGGGCGAGTATCTGAAGTCGTGCGACAAGGACAATCAAGGCAAGAAGTTCCAGCCGCTGGACATCGACGAAAAGTTCCACGACTTTCGTGATCTGATTCTGGATCTGATCGAATCAGAAGGCCCTACGTCTGAAGACTGGTTGGTCAAGTCGACTAAGACTGCCATCTGCCGGCACATCTGGCGGGCCAACTTCCCATCTGCGAAGTGGGTTATCTGCAGACGCGAACGCCAGCTTGTTGTCGAGTCGATGATGCGGACGCCGTTCATGAACGCGTACGACGACGAGGACAACTGGAACCAGATGCTGAATCGTTACGAGTATTACTTCAGGGATCTGATCGACCGCTGCGATGCTCACGAGTTCAACGTTGACGCTGCTGTAAACGGAAGCACCGAAGAGATTGGAAGGCTGCTCGATTACTGTGAGATCGATTACAGCCCAGTGGCCGCTCAATCGTTCATCGACAGGAGGCTGATCCGTGCGAAAAACAAGGTATCCGGTTTACGTTCTCTCTAGAGGTCGATTCGACCGCTGCAAGACCGCACAGTTCCTCGAGCGCGACGAGGTCGATTACCGGCTCGTCGTCGAAGACCACGAGTACGCCAAGTACGCAGAGAACTTCAGCAAGAAGAAGATCATCGTGCTGCCGCCGGAATCTACCGGCAAGGGAGCAATCCCAGTCCGCAACTTCATCTGGCAGCACTCGATTGACGAGGGGCACGAGCGGCACTGGGAACTTGACGACAACATGCACTGCACTTATCGCCTGTACAAAGGCAAGCGTGTCCCGTGCAACTCGTACCCGGCGATCAGATCGTGCGAAGACTTCACTGACCGGTACGAGAACATTGGCATCTCGGGCTTGAACTACTCGTTCGCCATCCCGTGGAACTTGCCGCCGTTCTATCTCAACGTACACGTCTACTCGTTCATGCTGATCAAGAACGATCTGAAGTACCGCTGGCGAGGAGAATGGAACGCTGACACCGATCTCTGCCTTCAGGTGCTTTCGGGTGGGTGGTGCACGGTTTTGCTCAACGCTTTCATGACCGCGAAAAATCGCACGATGAAGGGCAAGGGCGGAAATACAGATAGGTACGCTGGCGACGGTCGTCTCAAAATGGCGCGTTCGCTCGAGCGGCAATGGCCGGGAGTTGCAAAGACACGCCGTCGTTACGGGCGGCCTCAGCATTACGTTCATCGGAACTGGCGATGCTTCGACACGCCGCTGATCCGTAAGCACGGAATCAAGTTTCCGGAAGACACTGAGTACGGGATGAAGATCGTCGAGCGGAAAGAGATCAAGTCAGACCGAGTAAAGAAGATCCGAGACGAGTTCAACGCAAAGCGATGATCGTTCAGATACAGCCAATCGAAGATGCCTTGCACGCCGGACAGAAGGAAGTGCTGAGGGAGGCCAAGCGATTCAACGTACTGGAATGCGGCAGACGTTTTGGTAAGACGCATCTGGGCGTCCAGTTGGCAATCGACTACGCGATCGACGGAAAGGAAGTCGGCTGGTTCGCACCGACGTACCGATTCCTCGCTGACCCTTGGCGAGACATCCAGCAGATCCTCGAACCCGCGATTCTCAGCATCGGTCGTCAGGAGAAGAGAATCGAACTCGTTTCGGGTGGGACCATAGACTTTTGGAGTCTCGATTCCGTCAACGCAGGTCGAGGCCGTAGATACCACCGAGCGATTATCGATGAAGCGGGGATCGTCAGAGACCTCGGCCCAGTCTGGCAAGAGACGATCAGACCGACGCTCGCCGACTTGAAGGGAGACGGCTGGATGCTCGGCACGCCGAAAGGTCGGAACTTCTTTCACCGATGCTTCGAGCGAGGCCAGATCGGCGATCACGGCTGGAAGTCTTGGCGGCTGCCGACTACATCCAACCCGCTGATCTCAAAAGAAGAGATCGAATCAGCCCGCCGGGAACTTCCGCAACAAGTCTTCGAACAGGAATTCCTTGGAATACCGGCAGATGATGGCGGCAACCCGTTCGGCTTGAACTCGATCGCGGCCTGTACGGGCGAGTTGTCTACGGATCCGGTAGTCGCCATCGGCGTTGACCTGGCTAAGTCCATCGACTGGACCGTCGTCTGCGGATTGGACAAAGACGGCTGCGTGGCCCTGCTCGAGCGATGGCAAGGCCCGTGGTCAGTCACCGAGGAGCGACTGGCTCGGCTCGTCGGAAACGTGCCTTCACTAATGGATTCGACGGGCGTCGGCGACCCGATCGTTGAAGGCATCCAGCGAACCAAGCCAATGGTTGAAGGATTCAAGTTCTCTGCGACCTCGAAACAGCAACTTATGGAAGGCCTTGCATCTGGCTTTCAGACGCAAAGAATCCGGATTCCAGATAATTGGCTTCGTGTTGAATGCGAGACTTTCGAGTATTCCTATACGCGGACTGGAGTTCGCTACTCCGCTCCCGTCGGTCTGCATGACGACGGCGTGTGTGCATTGGCCTTGGCACTCCGGTGTCTGGACACTTCGGCCAGATCCAACTTCGACTTTAGGATTCTCTAGCCTATGCCGATCGGTGACCTTTTCGGATTGATCAGAAAGCGGCAGACGACTCCAGATAAGTATCTGGCGTCCAGTGTCAACGTAGTTGCCGCGGGCCAGAACGGAGCGAGAAGGCCAGAGTTTTCGCAGCAACGCGGAATCATGGCCTACCACTCGTGGGTCTACGCTGCCGCTACGATCAACGCGAACGCTGTGGCGTCCATGCCGATCCGCCTGTATTCCAAGGAAGCCAGAGGGCTGGAATCAAGGTCGATCAGCAGAAGGACCAAGGCCTATCTGTACGGAGACGGGCCCGGCGACCAGCGCCCCTCTACTACCGTCCTTCGCAAGGCTGCGATGTATGGCGACGAGATGGAAGAGGTCGTGGATCATCCGATTCTGGATGTCCTCGCTTCAGCCAACCCGTATATGAACGGCTTCGACCTTTCAGTGCTTCGCGTGCTGTACGGCGAACTGACCGGCAACTCGTATCTGCATCCGATCATCGACGAGGATTCAGGGGTTCCCGGCGAACTGTGGCCGCTTGCCCCGCAGTTCGTCGAAGTGATTCCAGACGAAGACAAATTCATCGAAGGCTTTGTTTACGGAGTCGACTCTTCGCTGAAGCAAGTTTTCACCCCAGACGAAGTGATTCACTTCAAGCGACCGAATCCCGCTTCGCTTTACTACGGGATGGGAAAAGTCGAAGCGGCCTACGGCGTGGTTCAAGCGAATCAGGCTTTGCACGAGATGGATCTCGCTACGTTTGAAAACTCAGCACGCCCGGACTACGCAGTTGTTGTAAAGGGGAATGCTCAGGGCGAGCAATTGGATAGATTTCAGACTCAGGTCGAGCAGCGTCTGAAGGGCACTCGCAAGGACGGCTCGTTCATCACGGTGACGGGCGACGTTCAGTTCACCCCGCTGAACTTCCCGCCGAAGGATTTGGCAGGCCGGGAAGAGATCGTCGAGGAGATTGCCGCAGTGTTTGGCGTTCCCGTCTCGATGCTCAAGGCCAACGATCCGAATCTGGCGAGTGCGACAACTGGATTCGCCTCGTGGCGAGAGGGAACGATTCTGCCCCTATGCCGGATGGACGAGCAGGAATTGAACCAGTCGCTTCTGCCGATGTTCGGTTTGGACGAATCGTACTGCTTGGCGTACGACAACCCGGTGCCGAGGGACCTAGCGACTGAACTCTCCGAACGTCAGACGGCTGTGGCTGGCGGATGGCGTACTCCGAATGAGGCAAGGCTGGAAGAGGGCCGAGAGCCGATCGACAACGAGTTCGCGGATCAGTTGCTGGTCGGCGGTCAGCCGCTCGGAGGGGCCGCTGGGGGGCTTCTGCCGGAACCCGAGGCCGAGGAGGCCCAGATCGACCAACAGCCTGTGGTGGACGCTGCGGCCTCTCTGATCCGTTCCTATCGGAATGGCGAGATCTGCAAGTACACGGCCGTCAAGTTGATTCAGACGTCTGGGTTCACCCGTGCCGTCGCTGAAAAGATGGTCGAAGCCGAAACAAAGGCGACTCCGGTCTACGACGAGCCGGATGACGAGGACGAAAAGGCGATCGCTGACGTCGATCTGAAGCCGACCAGCGGCATGGCCTCGCTTGCTGCTCGCGGGCTTGAGTTGAGGAAGGAACACGGCCGAGGCGGGACGATGGTGGGAGTCGCTCGAGCGAGAGACATCAAGAACCGAGCCGAACTCTCTCCCGACACGATCGGCCGAATGGCTAATTTCTTCGGCAGGCACCGAGTCGATCTGGACTCGCCAGCCGCAAAGCCCGGTCACGACAAGTATCCATCCAACGGCGTGATCGCTTGGCTGCTTTGGGGCGGCGATCCGAACAACCCAGACGAAGCAGGCCATGCCTGGGCCAAGCGAAAGATGGACGAGTTGGATTCGGCGAAGGAAAAGGAAGTCGACAAGCGGTATGACTGGCCGGAGGCAACGGCCAAGTACCGGCTGCACGTCGAAGGGCTTGCCGACGACTTCGAGCGGCTGATGCCGAAGTCGGTCGATGCCGAAGAGAACATCCGAGAGGAAGAGAAGTCTACGCCTGCTTCCAGAATCCAGAAACTGGTCGGCGAAACTCTCGAGAAGGTCAAGCAAGAACTGAAGTCGAAACTCAGTTCAAACACGAAGGCCGCTTCGCCTTCGATCAAGGAACTGATCGCACAGTTGGAAGGACTGAAGGGCAAGACGCTGGCTGAACTGATCGAACACATGTCGAAGGCTGCAGCGGGCGGCAGCAAGGCTGGAATCGGACGGATCAACGAAGTGCTTGGATCTGGTCAGAGCATTGCTGAGCGTGAATTGTCCAAGGCTGCACTGAAGTCGATTGAGAAGCGAGCGAAGATAATCGCCGAGTCGCTGATCGACGGGACGCTGACGAGATTCAGCGAATCCACTCGCTCTCTTTCGGTCAGCGAACAGATCGACAGCCTTGAAAACTCAGCCGAGTTCGCCAAGGGCCGATCGACGACTATCGCTCGGACCGAGTCAGCCGAGGCTTATCACGAAGGCCAGATGGATGCTTGGAAGCAGTCGGACATGGTGGAAGGCAAGCACTTCCTCGTCGCTCCCGGCGCCTGCCAGTTCTGCAAGGCTATCGGCAACGAGTTCGGACCCGGCAAAAAGGTTCTGCCGCTCGACTCGCCTGTGCTGAAGTCTGGTCAGACGATCAAGGGGACAGATGGCGGGACGATGAAGGTCAAGTTAGATTCCAACGGCAGCGTGCATCCGAACTGTCGGTGCGACACTGTTGCCAAGATCAAGGGACTGTGATGCAACTCAAGACTCTCGACGCGACAATCAAGTCTGACGGGCCAAAGGTCGACGCAACGATCACGACCGAGACGATAGATCGAGATGGCGAAGTTATCATCTCTCAGGGAATGGACGCCACCGAGTTCGAAAAGAATCCGGTCGTCTTCTACAACCACGATTACGCTCAGCCGATCGGCAAGATCAGCGAACTGAGACGAAGCGAAGGCAAGATCGACGCGACGATCGAGTTCGCTCAGAAGCCCGACGATTACGAAGGCTCGTATTTCCCTGAGTTCGTCGAATCACTCGTCGAACAGGGGATCGTGAAGGGCATTTCCATCGGATTCGTTCCTTCACCCGGCGGCGTCCGGAAGGCTTCGGATAAGGATCGGAAGGATTACGGCGAGGAAGTTCGACAGGTCTACTCGAAGTGGAAGTTGCTCGAGGTATCTGTGGCCCCGCTGCCAGCGAACTCGACAGCACTCGTTACAGCCGTCCAAAAGGGGGCTGTAGATATCGACGGAGCCAAAAAGTGGCTTGATTACCAGCCGTCGGCAACAACTGTTTACATTTCACTGCCCAAGAGAGGCAGACTTTCGAGTATCTAGATGGTCGAGCGGGTAGCCGAAACGGCTGAACCGATGACTAGATGGTCCGAAACGAATTCACGAGAACTCAAACGGAAACATTCCCATGCGTATGGTCAAGATCGACGAGGTCCAGAAGGATCTCCAGAATCTGGCAGACCAAGTCGGAGAGGAAGGCTTCATCGAAGCCAAGGGCCTCTACCTCGACAAGGTCGCCATCATGAACGAGAAGGGCGAGCCGATGGCCGCAGACGACATCGAAGTCGTGCTGATGCCGAAGGCTGAAGGCGCCGAAGAAGAAGAAGAAGAAGAGAAGATGGAGGAAGAGGAAGAGGAGAAGGCCGCTGAAGATGAAGAGGAGGAAGAGAAGGCTGAAGAGGAAGAAGAAGAGGAAGAGGCCAAGAAGTCCATCACCATTCGAACCGCTCGCCGAAAGGCTCTCACTGTGCAGAAGAAGATCTCCAAGCCGGCACGCTTCAATGTGCCGAAGTACACCGGGCGCCTCAAGGCGTTCAAGGACGACAACGACGGCGAAGCCATCCAGAAGGCTTTCCGTTTCGGCCACTTCCTCCGAGCCGCTTGCGGCAACCAGAAGTCATACGGCTACTGCATGGACGAAGGCATCATCTCCAAGGGCCATCTCGGTGGCACGAACAACGTCGGCGGATTCCTCGTCCCCGATGAGTTCGAGACCGAGTTGATCAAGTTGCGAGAAGAGCGTGGCGTTGCTCGCCAGAACATTCGGGTTCGCCCGATGGCAAGCGACACCATGAAGATCCCGCGACACACCGGCGGGCTGACTGCCGCGTTCGTCGCTGAAGCGGCTGCGATCAGCGAGTCGACCATGACGCTCGCTCAGGTGTCGCTGATCGCCAAGAAGATCGGCGTTCTGACCACGATCTCGAACGAGTTGGGCGAGGACGCCTTCCTCTCGGTCGCAGATCAGGTCGCTCAGGACATCGCTTACGCGTTCGCGGACAAGGAAGACCACTGCTTGTTCATGGCAGACGGTACGGACGACGTGACCGACGGAAACATCGACGGCCTCGCTTCGGCGATGGCTGCAGATGCAAGTGACGCTGGCACTTTCGAGACGGCCGAGGTCACCGCCAACACCGCGGCTGGCGTTCGCAGCAAGATCACGATGGAACTTGTTCTTGAGATGCTGGGTCAACTTCCGCACTACGCGGACAGCGCCGCCACGAAGTGGTACATGCACAAGAGCGTTTACCACCAGTACTTCCGCGACCTCGCACTCAGCGAAGGCGGCGGTACCACTGCAACCGAGATCCTGAACGGGAAGCTCGTGCCGCAGTTGTTCGGCTACGACGTGGTGTTCACTCAGGTCATGCCTTCCGCCGGCACTACTGCCGACAACACTCGTATCGCTTACTTCGGCGATCTGAGTCAGGCCTGTTCGATGGGTGATCGTCGGCAGACGACGATTCAGACCAGCGACTCGGCCTTCGACGTGTTCGAGCGTGACGAGATTGCGATCCGCGGCACTGAGCGGTTCGACATCAACTGCCACGACGTTGGCGATGCCACCAATGTCGGCAGCGTTGTTTCGCTTCAGGTCAAGAACGCGTCCTGATCGCGTTTATCTTTCTCCTCCTTTCTTCTGGCTGGCCGTCACCTACGGGTGGCGGTCAGTCAGGAGGAGGATTTAGGTAGGAGCCCAGATGGCCGTCGGAACCTATGCACTTGTTTCTCTTTCGGATCTGAAAGACTGGATCGGGATAACAGGGACTTCGGACGACGCTGTTCTGGAGTCTGCAATCGATCGGTCTACCGAGATTATCGAGCGGTACTGCGATCGAAGGTTCAAGTCCAGAACCTTTTACGAATGGTGCGAGCCGAATGCGTCGAAGGTGATGACGGTCCAGAACAGGCCCGTCACTTCGGTAAACACAATCTCTTACGCATCTCGCCAGACGATGACAGTGTCCAGCGACACGGCTTCGTCTGACGTTTTGGCGACGATTGGCAACGACGGCGACAGCCTTCGTTTGCACAAGATCACGAGCAGCGGAACAACGACCACCGTCGACCTTTCCTTCGAAACCTATCCAACGACTTCAGCACTCGTCTCCCAGATAAACACAGGCGTTTCTGGATGGTCGGCATCGCTTGACTTCAATGCTTATTCACGAACGATCTATAAGTTCGGCGGCAGAGGAGTCATCGAAGCGACTGGCAACATCGAACATGCCTACGACAACGTCTCGGATTACAGGATCGACTACGAGTCTGGCGAGATTTACATCGGTTCGGATGGGTTCGGAAGCGTCTGGCGGAACAACTACTTCCCGCGAGGCTTCCGGCCTGTTTACATCGAGTACGTCGCCGGTTACTCGACGATCCCCGCTGATCTCGAACTGACAGCGATCGAGATGGCGGCTGATCTGTACCGCGAACGAAAGCAGGACAGGACGCTCGGCGGCGAATCGCTTGGCGACTACAACTACAGCCGAATCTCTGTCGCTGAACTCTTGGCATCTCGCTGGGAGAAACTTCAGGGCTACAAGGAAGTCAGATGAGCGTTGACAGCCTGATTTCCAAGCACGGCAAGCGGATCGTCGTCAAGTCACGGACGGTTTCCAGCGACGCCGTTGGTTCTCCGGTTGAAACTTGGACGACGGTCGTTGGCATTTACACGGCGATGGTTCAGATCAGCGGCGGCGGAGACGCTCGCGTTGCTGGTCGCGAAGGACGCCAGAGAACTGCTACCCTCTATCTGTCTAGCGACCAAGACGCCAAGATCGATATCGAAGCCCGGATCGATTACGGCGGCGCGAGTTGGGAAATCAGATCGGTTCGAGTTCCAGACGAACGAGAAGGAACCGATCAACTCTGCTACACGATCGTCGACGTAGAGGAGGTCCTTCAGTGACCAAGAGGGCTCTACAAGCCAAGGTCGAAGACAACTTCTCTTCCAAACTTGTCATCGACGCGTTCAACCGAGAGATGTCCAGCGTGATCTTGGACACCTCGATTGCGGTGCAAACCGAAATCAAGAAACTGATCAGCAAGTACGGGCCGGGCGAGCCGTCTTACCCTGGCGAACCTCCTCACAAGCAAACGGGCAACCTTGGCCGTTCGTGGGGAGTTCAGATCAAGAAACAAGATGTCAAGCGGATCAAGGGCGGGATAAAAGCCTCCATCGGCTCGAATCTGGATTATGCGTATTATCTAGAGGACGGCACGATCTACATGGAAGCAAGGCCTTACATCGAGCCGACGATTGAGGGGGCAAAGATCCAGAAGTTCATCAAGAAGCGTATTGGCAAAGCGAGCAAGAACGTGATCAAGGACATCAAGCAGAAGGTCCAAGAGGCGGTGACAGCATGAGCGCGCAGATCATGAAAGCCATCTACGCTCGACTGATTGCGAACGTGGGCGATACTGGAACGAACCCGCTAAAGGATGCAGTGTCGAACCGGATCTACGCCATCGACGCACCTGCTAGGACGGAGTTGCCGCTAGTCGTTTACTCGCTGGACAGTCTGGACACCGAGCATTTCTTCGGTGGGGTCAAGCGTCAAACTGGCTCTTTCACCGTAAGCGTCTATGCGAAGGCGGAGTTTGGTGCTGATTCGATAGTAGATATGGACGAGTTGGCTTTCAGCCACTTGGATCAGAGTGCGGTCACAGTTGTAAACCACGACCGCGGTTACATTCGCAACCTGACACGAGGCGTCCCGGAACTGGACGGCGAAGTGTTCCGGGCAGATTCCACTTTCGAGATCGTCGCAGCGATCACTTCCTGAAGGACAGACGACAATGGCTTCAACTCTCGCTCATGGTTCGGACGGCACGGTGGCGATTGGTGCCAATTACGAGGCTCAACTGAACACTTGGTCCGCCACGCTCACCCGTGCGACCTCAGTTGTGACCGGATTCGGGGACACGGGACACCGCCGCCGAGCATCTGCGGTTCTGGATTTGACCGGGTCCGCTGGTGGTTTCTCCAAGTACGGAGACTCAAGCCACGATCCGACAGGCATCGCTGCCGGTTCCGCAACTGCCACGGGTATGGTTCTGACCGTCGCGACCGGCTGCACGTTCACATTCGACGCCGTGATCAACTCGACGGCTTTCAGTGTGACGCAGGACGGCGACTCGACCGTGACGTTCAACTTTGAGATGGACGACGCGGACGGGCCGACGGTTGCTTGGGCTGAGGCCTGATGGATCAAAACCAACTGATCCGAAACAAGATCATCACTCCGAAGTCCAGCGACTGGAGAGTGAAGTTCTTTTTTTCGGACGGTTCAGAGAAGGTGATCCGAGTCGCTCCCGGTTCGATCTCAGAAGAGGCTGCAGTGAAGGCCGCAAAGCGTTCGCTGAAGTTGTTGGATGACTCGGTGTTGGATAAGGTCGAGACGGAGCGTGCAGATTCGGTTCTGGTCGCTCCGTTTGGAATCCAACAGAAGGGCAGGACAGCGTGAACCCAACACCAGTTACGATCGAAGGCGAGACAACGCTCGTTCCTCGTCTCCGGGTCCAGCAGGTCATCGATCTCTCCACTCGCAGATTCGAGCGTGAGCGTTTGAATCTGATCGCAGACCTGACGGATGCCGGAGTCGAGGCGGGCGACCGGCTGATTCAGTTGCGCAAGCAACGAGATGAGGCCGGGCTTTCAGCGATGATAATCCGATCTGCCTTCTCGACCGAAGGCTCAAAAGAGGTAGTCGCCGAAGCGATGGGCGGCCAGTTTCCAGAATCCTTTGCGTCGATCGCTCCGGATGAACTGAGCCGATTGGCCTTGGCTTGCTTGGGCGTGACGCTGGACGACAAGGCTGAAGAAGGCAGGGCCGAGGGAAAGGCCTGAACTCGGATCGAGACTGGATCGCCGAATCCAGTTGGATCGCCAAGTATCTGCCGGGCGTTGGCAATCCGATGATGCTCCCGGTCGACGAGTTCAACGGGTATCTGGATCAAGTTTTTAAGATGCTCAAGCGTGACGGCGGCGGGGGAGGAGTCGCGACAACTGACCACAGATCTTTCGTCGAAGATCAGATGAGGCGACTTCATGGCTGAATCAGAATTCCTACTGCAATTGAACATGGTCGCTCGGATCGATGATCTAGAGCGGGGCATGAAAGAAGCAGAGAAGACAGTCAAGAATTCATCCAAGAAGATGGAGGAAGCAACCAAGGACGCTTCCGAGGGTGGGCTGGAACCGATGCTCGGTGCCATCGGGAAGTTTGCTGCTGGCTTGTTTCTTGCTGAAGCCGCATTCAAGGTCGGATCGGCCTCTCTTCGTGCGTTTGCGGGGGACACGGAAGCAGCCGCCGCCGCACTGATGAGCATTCCCATCCTTGGCCCGATCATCACGGGCATGATGGAGTTTGGCGAGTCGCTTGAGTACGCGTCTGAACAAGCGTTCGAAGCCAGAAACAAGTTGGCGCAGTTGGAGGATCAGGCAAAGTCGCTGGACGCTACCGTTTCGATTCTGTCGACACAGATCGATGGGTTTGCAGCAACGCAGCGACTGCTCGGCACTGACGAGTTCGACATCGCCGAGGCCAACTTCACGCGAGAAATGGAGCGGATCGAATCAACGAAGAAGGCGAACCTTCTGGCAATTGACGACGAGCGAAAGGCGAGCCTCGACGCGATTGAAGAGAAGCATCTGAGTTACGAGGCTGAACAGGCCCTGATCAAGCAGATCAACGATCGGCGGCGGGAGCAGATTGCAGCCGAGGAACTCGCCGCTGAGACAGCGGAGCGAGTCCTCAAACTGACCCTCCGCAAGTTGAAGAATGAAAAAGAAGCGGCTGACCTCGCGAAAGAAGAAGAGCGTGCAGCCGAGCGTCAGGCTGAACTAGATGCCAAGGCTGAAGAGCACGAAAAGTTCATGCTGCAGTTGGGCGAAGAGCAGAAGAAGCAGGAAGAAGAGCGAAAGAAGCAAGAGGCTGAAAGACTCAAGATCGACCAGCAGCGCCTCGTGCTCGTCAACAAGATCAAGACTGCCGAGGACGAGATCACGAAGGCAAAGGCCGAAGCACTTCGAGACGTAGGCCGAGCGACCTCGACGTTTGGAACTGCCGGCGGATCCTTTACCGCAGGCGTATCGGCTCAGTTGAATGAAGCGAAGTTGCTGACGAAGGTTTCTACTCAGTCGAAGCAACTGCTTGAACAGATCGTTCGCAACACAGCCAACTTCGGGGTCAGCCTGATATGACGACCACTGTCACCGAGTTCATGGAATCCCGTACGCTTTCGACCAGCGGTGGCCGAGGCAGCGGCCGTCGCATCTTTCACGTTTCGGGGCTTGGAAATCCGGGCCTCGTCTACGACATCCTTGGCACCGGCGGGCTGCCCAGAAAGTTCCAGTCGCATCCAGATTTCCCCGGCCTGCTTGCTCGCGACTTCAGCATCGCACTCGTGCCTGGGCACACCGATCTCTGGCGAGTCGAATGGACCTATGAACAGACGAGCAGCGGCAGTCCGCAGACACCGCCAGACACTCCGCCCGAGGTAGGCCCGCCCGAGGTACTGCCGAACGAAGTCACGTACGTCGAAGAGACTGCGGAGATTCGAGCAGAGTTTGTCACTGCTTACCGCAGGGGAACGAGTTCGCAGCCACTTAGTTATCCAAGCGAAGGCACTCCGACAACGGACGAGGATGAAGTTGGCGGCCAGCCGATCGACAAGGCTGGCGTGCCGATCTCAATTCAGCGGAACATTCAAGAATTCACGCTGACCGAAACCGTGAACGAGCCTGAACTCGACCGATACCGCGACTTTCGTTTCTGTCGCAACTCGTCGATCTTCAGAGGGTTCGGGATCGGTACGGTTTTGTATCGAGGTGCATCTGTTCGGCGGACTGGCGTTGACGTGTATCAAGTCGCTCACTCGTTCGTTGAAGACAGCGACTTTCACTTGCAGCAATCGCCGTTCGTCGATCAAGAGGGCAGGCCGTTCGTCAGCAACGACCATGCAACCAAGGTCTACTGGATACAGCCGTTCATGGTCACCAAGAATCTCGACAGACTGTCGCTCAACTTCTAGGAAACAAGATGGCTAACGAAATCAGAATGAACGGGTCGCTGACCATCAACGCGACGAACTTGAACGAGACTTTCAACCCCGGCTCTATCTCGGTCGACCTTGCGTCGAACAAGGGAGACGGCGGCGTTCAGGAGATCAGCCACTCGGGATCTGCGGCTCAGGGCGAAGCGTTGAGTGTCACGGACGTTTCGGTCGGCGGCGTTTACTTCTTCCGAAACACTGACGAGACGAATTACGTCGAGATTGGATTCCAAGTCTCCTCGACGTTTCATGCGTTTCTGAAACTACTTCCCGGCGAGTATTCCATCGGTCGGATCGGAACGGCTGCACCCTACGCAAGAGCGAACACGGCGAATGTGAACCTCCAGTACCGTATCCTTAGCCCATGACTGATCTTCCTAGATTCACCGGCGGCTCGCTTGGCCCGATCTCGTTCGCTCAGATGAACGAGGTCATGCGTCGTCTGGATGCACTGAAGCCGCTGATCGAAACCGCTGGCGTCTCGAGCAACGAACTGACCGGACTGCTCGGCGGCGTGATGCTCGTGTATGCGAAGCGAAAGGAAGACCCACAACTTGCGGACAGATTCGAATGGGAGGAAGTCATCGTGCTGTCTGGCGAGGACGCTGATAAGTCTGACCAGACGCCGACAGATGTGGTGACTTTCTTCGAGCAGGAGGACAGCGTTCAGTGGGAGTTGGCAAAAGAGAAGGCAGTCACGCGGAAGGGTGGCTCGGACGACGACGGCGACGACTATGCAATCTGCGTCGATGGCGAGTTCAGCGAAGGGTTCGCCATCTGCATCGCAAGAAACGCAACTGATGGCGGCAAGCGTTACGTTCTGGTTCCACTGATCCCGACCGATCCGAGCGTCGGCGGTTACAGCGGCTTATTCCGAATCGTCAATGCACTGGGCGAAGGAGAGTCAATTGCCACAAGCGACGGCGGCGAAGTCCCTGCTTTCGTCTACACCGCACGGCGTTGCCTCTTTGGTCTGGACAAAGGCCAGTACGAGATCCGGATCATCGACGACGAGTTGATCCCGTTCTTTCACATCGGCGGTCCGGATCAGATCAACATCCCGCCCGTGACAGGCAACCCAACTCTTACTCCCGAACAACTTGAGCCGGGCACTTTTTTCAACGGCACCGTAGTCAATGTCGGCGTTCCGTTCGAGCCCGTGTACGTTGGCTACATCACTGACCTGCCTCGACTGAGAGTGGAGTGCTGAAATGAAGAAACGATGGCCTATAGGAACGCTCGCAACGAACGCCGTTGAAATCCTTCGCTGCGATGCCACGAAGCGGATCACGATCGACTCGATTCACTTCGTGAATTACACGAGCGGGAATACCAACGTCGATCTGTATCACGTCCCGGCAGACGAAGGAGTCGCGGATCAGTTCCATCTGGTTCGCAACCACGCGGTCAGTGCAAACACCGCATTCCGACTCGTCGACCAGCGGATCTACCTAGAGCCCGGCGACCGGTTCTTCGCCTACGCCGACAACGCCGATCACATCTGCTGCTTCGTTTACGGCGAGGAGTATTGAAGTGAACGCTTACGCCGCTGCATGTTGCTGCAGTGAAACGCCGTCGTGCTGCGGTGGGTGGGCGACGATGGACTATTCGATGACCCGGACTGTCCAGTACCAAGGCGAATCCGAAGTCATAAGCCAAGCGTCAATCTTCAATCCTGATCTGGGCGACAGGATCACGACGCTTACAGTCGCTGGCACTTGGCGGTTGAATGTGAGCGGCACAGTAAAATACAAGTGCACCGGCAGTGCGGGGGCTTACGTTTTTAGAGCCGCTGGACTTGGTTTAGAGTTTGAACAGCCGGAGCCACAGTTGGAACTCTCCGGCAGTTCGAGCAAAGTTAACACCGTCGAGTTCACGAATGATTCTGCTGGCGACGATTCGTTGACTCTTGTGAACAAGTCAGCGTCGAACGCAAGAATAAAAGAGCCTTTCGAACCGGGTGGACTTGTGTCCGCTGGCTTTGGAAATCAGGGGCAGTATTGCCTTCAAGATCCCGCTGACGTTTACAGGCGGAGAGCAACATACGGCTTCGATTTCGACTACGACTACACCAATTCTGTTTTTCCCGGCGTTGGCACAGACGACGATCGATTGTCCTTCTTCAACTTCCTTGTGATCGGCCCCGAGGAAGATGAATGCTCTCCGGACAGCGAACCAATGGACGCCGTTCAAGCCGAATCTTCAAACTTCAGATTGGACTTTGGAGTTTCCACCACCCTGACCGGCGTAACGAACTGGGTGAATCTGGCTGACGCAGATCCAAACGTGGACGATTGCTGGCGATACAAGAATGTCGAGTTCACGGTCAGCGAAAACATAGACATCCAGAATCCTGACGAGATTTTCAACAAGTCGGTCACAGTTATTTACGAAGCGACTTATTCGAACCAAGTTTCATTCGACAACTTCACGCTGTACGACGAGGAACCGGAAATATGACCTGCGACCACAAGCAAGGCGACATCTGTCTGCTTGAACTATTCGGCGGCAAGCCGAAGCAATCTGAGTGCGACATCTGCCCGGCGTACAGCGGCAGGCTCCGTGGCATGGGCGACGTGATCGCTCGTGCAGTTTCGAGAATTGGTCTGACTGGCAAGAAGTGCGGGCGGTGCGGAGAGCGTAGAGCCAGATTGAACAAGATCCTTCCAACAGGAAACAAGTGATATGGCCGTAACCTTTTCTTCGCTGTTCGCTCGGCTTGGCCGACTCTTCGACTTCGGCGTGGCTGTCCGAGCCCACCAGACGACACTGCGATCCGAGTACGAGGACACGATGTCCAACTACAGCGACGCAGACCGAGACATGGTCAAGACGCTCACGAATCGCATCGAAGGCCAGATCGATACGGCTGGCCGGATCGTCAGCGATCTGCGTTCAGATGCCGAGACGACCTTGGTCGAGATGGTCGACGACGACACGACAGTCGGCGAACTGAGCGTCCAGCAATCGACTCGCGAACTGATTCGCCAGATGGTCGCCGGCTCGTCAACGGTCGACAGGCCTTCGGCGGGTTACGTCACGCTGCCGGCGGACAACAAGGCGACCGCTGGTTCTCTGAACGCAGGCAACGGGATCATGCTGCTTTCGGATCTGATGCCGATGCAAGGGTACGCAGCGTCGGACAGCACTCTGTTCCAAGACTGGCCGTCGATCAAGACTGAGACGATTCGGGCTGAGTGCGTTCGTGATTCGACCCGCCGCCTTATCGCTGAAGGCGAAGAAGCGTTTCGAGTCACGGGCAGCCGGACGGTGCCGAACCTCGACGAGGATTGGCCGAAGGGAACCGGCACTCGTGGGACGCTGATCGTGGCGAGCTCGAGCGTGGACGGTGGCCGAACTCCCGGCAAGAACGTCTGCACGAACTCTGACTTCGAGGACTTCAGTTCGAATGATCCATCAGGCTGGACGATCGACACGGGGGCGGCTGGCAGCGAGGTAAGGCTGACCACCGACGAGTACGTTGGAACGAACGCCATGCTTTTGACTGGCGACGGATCGACCGGTGTCACTCTGTCCCAGCCTCTCCGTTCTACATCTGGCACGCTGGGCGGAATCAACCCGGACCGGCCCTACTCAATCTCGGTCGCGCTCAAGTATGCCGTGGCTGCGCCAGTCGCTTCGCTCATTATCTCAGTACGAAACTCGAGCGGAGTGATTCTGAACAACCTCGTCACTGGCCGATCCATGTCGCTGACGGTTGCGAGTGCGAGCATTGGAACGTCTTACGCTTTGTTCACGACGACGTGCTTCAGCCCGACCTCGATTCCCAAGGGCAGCGTGATCGACATCCGACTCGGCACGAACTTCGCCAACAACTCTCGGGTGTACGTCGACAGCCTGGTCATCGCTGAGATGCCTCAGTTGCAAACTGGCGGCTTGGCCTACCAACTCTTGGGCGGCTCAGATCCCCATTCGATCGGCGACGAGTTCACGGCCAGCATTACGAACAACTCCACGATCTCAGATGGCGGGCTTCAGCAGGAGTTCGAGCGATTCTTTGGCATCGGCTCGAATTACGGGCTAGCCCTCCCGTCAGCGACCTCGCCATCGATCAGCGACACCCTCATTTCTTGACCCGCTAGCATTCGACACCAGCCGTTCGCTGATTCGATTCGATATACACCCCATCGAATATCGCAACTGCTTAGATCGAATCCCTCGATCAGCATCAGCATGCACCTGAGCGTCCGTAGGATCGATCCTGAGCCGTTCGCTGGTCGGAATGGGGTATCACCCCAATAATCGATGCCTTCGCTTAGAATCGATCTAGGTGCGTCC